TGGTAATGTACTTTCAGGATAATCAATTCCATGAACTGTTCCTTTGTTGTATGCAGTTTCAATTCTTTCTTTCTCCGTTTCTAAATACATATCCCAATTTACATTCATTCCTCTTGATTTGCATTCAATGTCCAAGGCTTGAATAATTAGTTGTACTGCCGTTTGTTCTTTATTATCTGTCATCTCAATAGGTTCTGCCAAAGTTCTTTTTCTATTTTGACATCCGTTTTCATCACAATAATTCATTGTACATTTTTGTTCTGGGGTTTCACAAAACCCGTGTGGTGTTTGTTGTTTATTGTCCATATCCCAAATCCTTTTTAACCGATGATTGTCTGTCTTGGCGTTGGTTGTATTTCGCACCACGCAATTCGGGGTGTTCTTCTTGTGCCTTTCTTCGCATCCGTGTAATGGAATCACTTGATGTTAATTGTCCATCCGCCAAAATGCGTAAGAATTTTTGTGTTGGAAGATTCCCAGTTGAATAACCCTTGGCGTTCATTTCTAAACCCCAAATCCATGCAACCAATTGTTCATCCGAATCTCTAAATGTGGGGTATTGCGTTAACAACTCAATAACCACCGTTCTTGTTTCTTGTTTCATTTGTCGATACAAATATAGTATTTTATTATTAAAATTGTTTCGGTATCAAATTTTCTTTGTAAAGTGTCCGATTTCCAATGTATGTGGTTTGGATTGTGGCACACTCGCCATGCCTATTCTTTGAAATAATCAACTCCGCATCCTCAATTTCGGGTTGTACATCTTCATATTTAGCGGGTCGGAAAGGGAACATAACAACATCCGCATCTTGTTCGATTGATCCTGATTCACGAATGTCTGATAACAATGGGCGTTTGTCCGTGCGTTCCTCGGGTTTACGGGATAACTGTGCCAACACAATGATTGTGATGTTCAATTCCTTTGCCAACAATTTCAAACCCCTTGAAATTTCCGCAATTTCTTGTTCACGGTTTTGTTTTGAACCCGTCATCAACTGGATGTAATCAATCACCAAAAGTTCCAACCCGTGTTTGGCTTTGTGTACTTTGGCTTTGGATTTCAATTGTTGGATGGATGCGTTTGGTTCTTGGTCCACATAAAATTCCACATCGCTATTGTTTACCGCATTGCAAAGTTTTTCCACTTCGTATTGGTTCAACGATGCGTTGCGAATCTTATAATTCATGATGTCGGTAATCAATGAAAAGTATCTTTTTACCAATTGTTCGGAACTCATTTCCAAACTGATAATCAAACTTTTCCCACCCAACTTTGAGAATTCGTAAATAAGTGATAATGCCAAGGCCGTTTTGCCCATCCCAGGTCGTGCAGCCATCACAATCAAATCACCCGCGTTCCAACCTCCCAAAATTCTATCCAATGAAGCCCATCCCGTTGCTTTACCCGTGATCCGTTCACCCCTTGCAATTGCATCCGTGATATTGTCTAATGCCCTTGCACTTATCTTGTGAATTGATTCAGGGTCATTAATGGTTGTAAACCTTGTTGATTCAATAATGGTTTGTGTGTCATCCATCAATTCCTTCAAACCCTTGGTTAAATCCAACTTGCCCAATCGTTCGATAAATTGTTTGTGCAAATACTTTTGTTCCAACTTGGGGATGTACTGGCTTACATTGGCCACATCGTGAACATTCTGCCCAATTTCAATGATTTGTACCCTTTCCTTTCCCGTCATGCCTTCCGTGGTGGTTATGTAATCCACGGGTTCGTTCGCATGGTAATTGGTAATCATGTTGCGTATGGCTTTGCGATACAATAAAGTTTCAAACCAATCCGCTTTCATACGGGGTAATAAAGCCCGTGTCTGTGGATAGAACAACAATTGTCCTAACACATATTCCTCAATGTCATTTGTCATAATCTTCGATATTAAAGTATTTTATTGGTTTTGTTGGTACGGGTGCGGTATTTTTTAAATTTCCATCCTTCCATGTAATCACGCACGCCTTCCAATTCTTGATTGGATTTTTGCCAATCATCCACCCCTTCGCTTCGTAAAAATTGTAAAAACGCTCGGCCACATTGTTCATTCCTTTTTCTTCCATGTAAATAGCAATTTCTTCAATGGTAGGTTTCTTAAATTTCTTATCTTGTTCTTCTTCTTTTTCTTCTTCTTCTTCTTGTTCTTCTTGTGATGCAGTATACATACCGTTTACATACTCTATCAATACTCTATCCTTAACACCGCAAAGTTCTGATTTTATGCAACTTACAACCTTTGGCGATGTTGACCCGTTGTATTTCATCCAGTTCTTCAATGCCACCTCCTTTGTCGTTTCCGAATAAAGAATTTTGCCAACCTTAATAAAGTATGCAAGGAGTTTGGATACTTTATCTATACTGTATCCAAGTTCAAAGGACATTTGTTTTTTACTGATTTCATAAATGCCACATTGTTTCGTGCGTTCGTTGGTCAATAAGTACAAATAGAATAAACGATGGTCATTGTCAAGGTCCTGAATAAATGGATCACTCCAAAAGGATGTGTGAATTTTTCTAAAAATCGCCATGATTAAAACCCCTCATTAGTTTTTACATATTCCCTTTCGTAGTTAAACATTAACCCGTCAATGGTATATTTGTAAGTGTAAAAAGATATATCACCTTCTTCCGTAATATTTGATTTAAAATCATAATACTGATTTCTAATTGACAATAAATTAGGTATAAAACAAAATGAACCAGTTGTGTCAATTTCTCTGCCAATCAATACAAGATTAATGACATATTTTTCTTCACGACCTTTCTTTTCTAAATACCTTTGAATCCCTTTGACATAATTTAATGATTGCAAAAAAGCACCAATACCAATACTGTCCTTTTTTAATTCATAGATTGTAATTTGTCCAGGGACAAAAAATTCTCGTTTTGGACCATCATAACATGGTCTTGTAAATTCCACCAAATCGGCAATTCCATAATTACCAATTTTTAATTGTCTCAATAGTTTGCCCGTAATCGACAACCCCTTTTTTTCTAATGAATCCCTTCCAGATTCAAAGATGATTTGTTCCAAATCTTTTTCTAAAAATGTCATAAAATTAAAAACCCTACCAAAATAGTGCAGTTGCGGTGCTACTATCTCAATAGGGTAAAAGGTTTTTTAACATTGGGAATCCGCAACAATCCCGTTAACGCAACAAATATACAAAAAAGAACTATCTTTGCAACAATCCGTTCTTGTTATTTGTCATTTCATTGGATTAGTGGGGGGATGCCGATGCCCCCCATTTTTTATTTGTAGATGTTTTGTTCTTGTTCGATACAATATATAATGCCAACTATAATTATTGGCAACAGAATCATTCCCGTCTTTTGGTCTTGTGTCCATTTTAAGGCGTTGTAATCGCCTATCATGAATGACATGGCAACATATACCATAAACACAATTAAAATCGTTCTAATGGCTTGTTTCATGCCTTTTTTAACATTATTGTATCATCATTTTGAATGTACTGAGCGGGTTCGTATACTTCCCCCGTTTGTTCGTTCAAGAAAATACCAAGGTTCATTTGCTTGTAGGCGTGTTGGTGCAGTTTTTCGCGTTCCTTTAACTCCGCCCTTAATTCCATCACTTGTGGGATATGGTCGTAATTATAACGACCGCCACCCGCCTTGCGTGTGATTTCGTAGCCATGGTACACTTGCCCATGCCATTTACCCGCTTCGGTCAATGCAAGGGGTTTCACTTGGTCTTGAAAGTTCTTGATGATGTCCGCCAATTCCTTTAATTCAATGTGGAATTGAAGGGGGCAGTAATTGCCACCCCCTATTTCCAACATCGTGTCCGATAGTTGCTCAATCATTTTTTTCATACAAACCTGAATTTAACGATGTTCTTGTTTGCATTTTGAACCCTTATCACTTCAATCAATCCCGCCTGGTCATACATACGAATCCAATTTCGCAGTTCGTGAACATTGTACTTTTTGCAAAGAGTCAATAGTTCATCATCGTATCTGTGAATCCATTGGTTTCCGTAAAACCTTTGCAAATCATCCATGAAATCCCGCGTGGATTGGCGAACCCTCCAACCTCGGTTTTGTTTTGGTTTTTCATTTGGGAATAACTTGCCCAAAATTTCCATCGCCTTTTTCAAGGTTTCCAAATCACTCGGTGTGAATTGGTTGAATAATTGTTGTTGTGTCATATCGTTATTTGTCATAATGGTTAAAATGGAAGGTCTGATTTAGATTGTTCAATTTTGAATTTGTCCAATGTATCCATCCCAGTGATTACATACTGTTCAAAGATTTGAGCATAAGACAATACCTCATGTAACTTGATGTCACCATTGATGACCAAATCACCCGCCACTTTCAATACACTCATACGGGTAATGCGTTTGTCCGTTTCGGGGTCCTTTGCCTTTGGTGTGAACGCCGCACCTGGTTGTGCCATCACGGGTGCAATCTTGTAGTAAATGCGGTCTTTGAATTCCTTGGATGTGATGGTGTAATCGGTTTCCACACCCACTTTGAATTTGGTTTGATCCGCACTTTTGGATGCGTACTCACCCGAATCGCCATTGGCAAAGGTGATTTCAAATTTGTACAATGTGCCGTACTGACCATTGTAAGTTCCGTTGGCAGTTACATTGGTTACTGCGCTTCTTTTTTGTTGTTCCATACTATTTTGTTTTTTAATTGGTAGTTTAGTTTTGTGAGAATCTCAAATTGTTTTTCCATTGATAATCCGTTTCGTTTGAATTGGAATTTCCAGGTGGTAACTGTTGCGTAGTTGGCGTGTAGTAACTCCGCCAACTCTTTGTTTGACTTGTTAAATACTTGTGTTAGTGCTTCGTGTGTTGTCATAGTGATTGTAGTCGTATTTGAAATGCCATTCCAATTGTGAATAGGTCGCTACCTTGATGCCCCGTAATGGTTATATGACAAGTATCATCGTTGTTGTAATGCCTTTCAACAATTGAAATGTGTTTATACCTATCGGCAGTTAAAATGTCTTGGAATTCTTCCATCCAATCAATGAATAAAAAATATATTGTTGTCATTTTGCTTTGCCTTTGTACATTCTGCGTTGAACCAACATTTGAGTGAACTCATTGAATTCGGGGATGTACTCATCCTTTTCAAACTGGTATGGGGTTGCTTCTTTGATTTGTTCAAAACGCTTGTTGTTGCGTTTGATGCAGTGCCATGAATAACCAATGGCAAATGCAATGGGTGTTCCGATGATTAAGTAAATGATATCCATGTTATTTGTCTTTTCAAAAATAGGTTAAAGTATTTGCAATTCCAAATTAAATGCGTTTTAATATAAAATCAAACGCTTCGTGTAAAGTGACTGTGCGATAAATTTCAGCCATGCGAAAGGCGTGTTCCCATGTTGGTGCATACCATGTTTTGGTGTACAATTCCTTTCCGCTTTCGTTGCGATAAACGCATTCGTATATGTTGATGATTGCTTCCATAGTTGCAAGGGGGTGATTAAACCCCCATGATGTTGATTGAACTTGTGATTTCGATGGCGTTACCGAATGTGTAACGGTGGTGTGTTTTTGTACCCGTTTTGTAAAAAGGCATTTTGAACTCATAAAAAGTATGAACGCCATTGGGTTTTTGCCAGTGCTTCAATGTGGTAAGTGTGAACATTTTTTCAGTTACCTCACATACAACCGCTTCGCTGATTGAACCTTGTAAATCCGAATAGTAAGTTACCATATCACCTACCTTGATACCGTTGAATTTTTGTTTGTTTGTCATTTTCATAGTACAAATATACATTTGATATTTGAAATTACAAACACATACACAAATAAAAAAAGGGATTTTACTCCCTTTCTTTTGTAAATGGTTACTTTTCCTTTGTAAGTGACTTCAACATTTCAATCAAACGGGGGCATGGGTACACATCCGCCTTGTCCGCACGAACTGAATTGTGGGTGAATACACCTGATTCGTTCTTCAATGCACGCTTGGTTACAACCCAAATATCCTCATTGTAGGTTAAATCAATGCCGTACTTTTCATTCCAAAGAATCAACAAGTCCTTAACGGATTGGATTTGTTCGTCTGTGTACTTATGCCACAACTTGTATCCTTTGTAGGCCGTTGAAAGTTCCGTCACTTGGTCTGCGGGTATTTCGCCACCCACATAGTTGTAATACTTTGTGCCTTTTTTAGTGATTGGACCCCAATTGCACACCTCAATTCCGATGGATGTTCAATCCAAAGGTAGGTAAGGGCAACCATGCCCCATAAAATGCTTTGTGCCTAACCCTAAATGATACGCCCAATACTCACTACCAAACCCTTGTACGATTGTGCCGTCTGTTGAGATGGCAACACAAGTTGCAACCTTGTTGGCAACCTTTTCCCAATACGCAAAGGTTTGTTCACCGCTTCCGTTTCCTGCAGTGTGGTGAAGATAGATTTGGGTCTTTTTAACCGCTTCGCGATTGTATGCCCTAAATGGTACTTGTTTAATTTTCATCTTGTTTCTTTGATGCGCCAAAATAGAATGATACTACCATAGTCACAATGGATGTTACCCC